GCTTTAACGCATTCTCCATCGCTAAACTAGGCGTCGGCTTTGGCGCGCTGGCGGTTGCGAGTATTGGGCTGCTGACACCGACTCCGGTTGAAGCGGAAAGCACGCTGCATCAGGGTGGGCCGGATCGCCAGGTTGTCGAGCGGTTTACCCGTCCGGCGGACTGGAAACCTTGGGACGCGGACTCTGACATCTTCGTCCAGCCGCCAGCACAACCGCCACCACCGCCACCACCCGATCGAACGACGATTACCCCCGGTGTGGTTCCGCCGGATCTGGCCCCTACCAACGCGTCAACCCAGAACGCGCACCTCGCCAGGCTTGCGCAGCAGGATGTCGATCTGCTTAAAAAACAGGCAGATGAGGTTTTCGCTGCTCGCCAGCACGAGGCAATGTTGTTGGCATTATCTCTCGTTTTAGCGCTTGATGAGAATGACGACGATTAGCACTTGACGAGATCATTTTTTGCGGTAAAAGGTACAAGTAACGGCTTGCACCCGATAACGTGCTACCAAGCGTCCCAGGACGTTCACGCAACTCAGCGACATGAGGATGGAGACAGATGGCAACGGATGTGCAGATGATGGATCTTGACCAACTTGCAGCGATGGCCAGCGGTGAGGGCGGGATGGAAGCCCTAGCGAAACTAGCCAACGGTGAGGAGTTGCCCGAACAGACCCCGGCAGAACCGGAAGAAGGGAAGGCGGAACCGGAGAAGACCCCGGCAGTGGAGGAAGAGCCAGACGAGCACGCCAGTGCGGTGTCTACGAAGGATGGCAAGGGGACGATCCCCTACTCAGTTTTGAAAGGCGCTCGGGAACGAGCCTCAACGCTGCACGCTGAAAATGAGGTCTTGCGCAAGCAGATCGAAGAAATTACTCAGCGAGCATCGCAGGCGACCACACCAGCCGAGAAGACGCAGTCCCTCGATGTGATGGACGAACGGATTCAGGTGATGCGGACGCAAGCGGAAGCGATGCGGGCGGACTTCCCCGAACTGGCCAGCATGTTTGAAACACAGGCCGAACTGCTTGCAGAGAATCGCAAGGAGATCGAAACCCTGCGCGGATACGCACTGGCTGAGGAAACGAAACGCCAGGCTAACGAGGCAAGAACGGTGGAGGAGCGGGTACAGGATGCCATTGACGGCAACCCGGACATCTCCCGCTGGTCGGCTGAAGGAGGCCCGCTGTGGCAGGCTGCGGTTGACGCGGATGCCATGCTGCGACAAAACCCTGAGTGGGCTGGAAAGACCTACGAGGAACGGTTCGAGAAAGTGGTCGCGGTGGTGAAAGCTCTCCACCCCGAAGCGCAAGTCACGTCCGTACCTGCAAGCGATCACAAGCAGTCACAAGTGTCTACAAGCAAAACACCGGCTAGAGCGAAAGCCCCGGCCTATACGTTGAGCGATATCCCCGGTGGGATGGCGACGACAGGTGGTGTGATGGAACAGGTGGAGACGATGAGCGCTGCTCAGATCAACCGCATGTTTATGAACATGACCCCGGAGCAGACCGCCGAATACCTCTCAAACCTTTCTATGTAGTTGCTCTGAACAACAACGGACTGTCGTTAGACAGCCCCTTCCGAACCCTGGATGCACCGCCGTGACGGCTGGCGCTTTCCTCTAGCAGGAGATTTTTTATGTCCCAAACTCAAGTTCCCGTCGGGTCAGCACTGGCCCGTAAAGTCTTCGGTGCCGCGCTGTTCGCACAGACCGTGCGCAGCCCTGGCTTCTCTCGCAACATTACTGGTGCGGCCCCCAAGCAGTCAGATGCCGAAGCCAAATTGAAAGGCCAGACCTCGCCCGACATGCCTGTCGTTCGTGTGACTGACCTGTCCAAATCCGCTGGTGACACCGTGACCGTTGACTTGGTCAACACCATCGGTGGTCTGCCTACTGTTGGTGACGCCAACGCTGAAGGCTTGGGTTCCGCCCTGACCACCAGCACTCAGGAAGTCCGTATCGACTTGCTGACCAAGGTTATTGACGCTGGCGGAAAGATGGCCCAGCAGCGCACCGTGCATCAACTGCGTGGTCTTGCGATGGCTCAACTGGCTGGCTACTTCCCGCGTCTGGATGACCAGCAAACTTTGGTTCACCTGGCTGGCGCTCGCGGCTCGCAAACTGGTCTCGACTGGGTTGTGCCGTTGCAGTATCAGTCTACTGGTGGCGTGGTTGCCAATGCAGACTTCGCGCCAATCATGGTCAACACCGTGCTGACTCCGACCTTCAACCGTCACTTCATCGTCAATGGTGCTTCCGCGATCAGCGACACTACCTCGACCCCGCATACTGGTTTGGACAACACCGACGGTCTGACCTTGGCCCACATCGACATGCTGCGTGAGCAACTGGACAAGATGGAAGTGCCCATGCAACCGGTGAAGATTGTTGACGACCCGGCCGCCAGCGATGAGCCGCTGTATGTCATGTAACGCATGGAACCGTAAATCCTACGGCTCCAAGCACCCTCTGTTCTCGGGCGAAGCCGGCATCTGGAACGGCATCCTGATCCGCAAGATGGATCGCTTGGCGATTCAGTTTAATGCTAGCGAGAACCTCAAGGTGCAGGACGCTGCCGGCACGGACAACACTGTAGCTGTCGGGCAGAAGTGCCAGCGCGCCATTCTCCTCGGCGGTCAAGCCTTGGCCAACGTGTACGGAAAGAGCCAAGGTTCTGACTACTACATGAACTGGATGGAACGTCCGTACAACTTCGAGCGCAACCTCGAAGTCGCGGCTGACTGCATGGGTGGCAAGACCAAGCTTCAGTTCAACTACGCGAACTCCAGCGGCACCACCACCAAGACCGACCACGGCGTGATCGTGCTCGACACATACGCCAACTTCTGATGACACGGGCCGGGTTAGACCCGGCTCGATCTCAACCTCTTTTGGAGAAACAACATGGCTACAATTTTTTCCCCGACTGACCTGAACAGCAAACCGATTCTTACCGGCAACCCTGGCGCGGTTATTTATGACGGCAAGATCACCGCTACCGTGTCGGCCGCAACGGATACCCTTCGTTTTCTTAAAGTTCCTGCTGGAACTCGCGTGCTGGAGATCAACGCACGTCTTGCTACAGCTTTTGCTACTGCTTGGACGGGTAACTGGCAACTGGTCCCCTGTGATGGGGTATCTGTACCAATTATTGGTGGGTCTGGAACTTCTGCCGTCTTATCTGCGGTTGGTGTAGTAACGGGTGCTGGGGCCAAATACCCGATCTCTTTTGAACCCGTAACCACAAAGGTTGATTGCTTCCTGGATCTTCAGTTGGCAACCAATACATCTACTGCGGCTAATGGCGTTGCCACTTTGACGCTGTTGGGCATGGCTACCGGCGCAGCCTGATAGTTGAACCAAGTCCTGGGGTGTTCGCACCCCAGGCACCCTAATTCTGGAGAAGGCATGGAACTGATCGGTATCAAGTACACGGGGCGCAAAGCGTTCCCTCGCCCGGACAACATGTTTGGCACCGGGTTGGTCTGGGAAACCCCGGACAGTGTGCAGTACGTGCCCGAGCAACTTGCCGCTAAATTTGTCGCCTTTGGCGGGGTGTGGTCTTTGGCGAACGCAGAAGACGACGCTGCGTTGAAGAAGGCCTCGATGACCGCGCTGGTGCAACCCGTCAAGCAAGTAACTGAAGACGTTGAACTAGCCCCGCTGGTGCAACTGGATTCGATGGACGACAACGCCCTGCGTGAGTTCGCGCAGCGACAGTTTGGTCAGAAGCTGCACCCGCAGATGACCGAGAAGAACATGCGTACCAAGATCCGCAACATGATGAACAGCCCGGTGACTGGCTGAAACGAACACTTATGAGGTAGCACATGGCACTTACTGCGCAGTCCATCATCCAGAGGGCAACTGAAACCCTTCAGGATTCCACTTCGGTGCGCTGGCCTGTCGGCGAGTTGGCACGCTACTTCAACGATGGGCAGCGCGAGGTGGCATTGTATCGCCCGGACGCTATGGTCACCACAGCCACGTTTACGTGCGCTGCGGGTTCGAAGCAGGCATTGCCCGCTGGTGGCTCGAAGCTGATCGACATCCCACGTAACGCCACGACCAGCAAAGCTGTGCGACTGGTCAACCGTGAGATTCTGGACGCACAACAACCCGGCTGGCATGGCATTACCGCGAGCACAGCAGTGGTGCATTTCACCTATGACCCGCGCGATCCACGCGTCTTCTACGTCTACCCGCCCGCGACCAGTGCGACATCGCTTGACATCGTCTACTCGGCCTACCCGACGGACATTAACGAGCCCACCTCCGGCACGTACACCACCGTCACGGGTAACCTGGGCGTGCCGGACATCTACAGTAACGCGGTGCTGGACTACATCCTCTATCGCGCTTATATGAAAGACTCGGAGTATGCAGGTAACACCGGTCGCGCTCAGGCGCACTACACCGCGTTCGCCAACTCACTCGGCATCGAGATCAAATCCACCTTGACCGCAGCCCCGTCAACGGTGGGAAACCCTAACGCTGCGGGCACCTGATGCCAACCGCGATCTCGACGCTGACGCCTCGGGTGGTTGTCCACGCGCTAGGACTGCCAGAACCGCTAGCAGAGATGTACTTGCGCGATGCTGCGCTCGACTTCTGCCGTGAGTCGCGGGTGCTGTATGGTGACCTGACGGACATCTCAGTGACTTCGGGTGATGCATCCTACACGCTGACGATCAGTGCAGATGAGCGCCCAATCGCGGTACTTGGCGTCAAGTTAAACGGACTTGGCTTGGTTCCTGTACAACTCGATTCGCTGCGCGATGACTGGCAGTCCGACACTGGCACGCCGCAGTATTACTACATGAGCAACGAGGTTGACTTGGTGCTCTACCCCGTCCCTGACACAACTGGCACGCTGAAGGTCTCGGTGGCTCGCGCCCCGACACGTAGCGCAACATCGATTGACGACACCCTGGCTGACCAGTGGCTGGACGGGGTAGTTGCTGGTGCGCTGGCGCGTGCGCTGATTGCACCCAATACCCC